GGCGTACCGGATGACACGTTGTGCACCACGTTTGAGATAGTCTTACCATCGTTGTTTGACTGCTCATCCAATGTAAACGGCAAGTTTTTCAAGGTAATCATGCGCTGAATCAAAGCGTTGGGCGTAGCCTCAAAGACCGCCAATGCCTTGGGATTACCCCAAATACTACTAGCCCCATACATAGCGCCAGTCTTACCTGTGCCGGGACCGGAACTGTATAAAGATAGCACCACGCCATTGACGTTGGTCAGTTGCATTAGCGGGGAAGCAAAGCCAGTAAGCAAGGCAAAGGCGTGCCACTCATAGCCGGGGTCATTAAACATCTGAGCGCATTTCTTCCACTCATCATATGAACCCACTACGTCTAGGTTACGCACCACGTTCTTGGACATGGGCGATGGCGGGCAGTGCCGCACCTCACCATTAGGTAGGTATTCATCCGTGCCTACTACAAACGATTCTAGGTCCTCGGTCCATCCTTGTTGAATTCTCATAATGTCAGCTTTCTTAGTGCTAGTTAAAAATGTAGACCACTTCATGAAGTAGCTCTGCAACTTCGGTACATGGCCCGGCTCAAAAGTCACACTGTTAAAAGTCAGTATGTCTTTCAATCTGTCAGGGGACGCTACGCATTTCAAAGGTAGCAAAAACTCCCTAGTCCCATCCCTTGGTAGTTCGATTAGTATGACTAAGCATTCACCGTCATGCGGGCTAAACAACCGTTGAACAGCATACGTAGTGAATGGCAGTATTAATATGGGAGGGTCTTGTCTTGGTCCTTGATTTGTCTGCTTCATTGGTGGCATGTAGTACACGCCGCCGTTTACTCCTCGGTGGTATGGCTGGAGGAAGTCGGGGAAAACTTTTTGGGTATGCGGGTCGTTCCGAACTGTGTCCGTTTCATTGGCTTGGTCTGATTCATCTCCAGCAGATTCTCTAGCAATGGGCTGGGCTGCGACTCGGAGGACTTTGCCAAACTCGATAGGCCCTGTAATTTTTCCCCGGTGGGGGCATCCAGCGCAACCGCTTCTGTTTTCTTTTTCAAACGCTTCGCATCCGTGCGCCCACTCAGCGGCTTCAAGGGACTGCTGGGCTTTTCGCTCTGTGTTATCAAAGGTGTAGTCAGGGTGGTCCTCTGACATAAGATGTATGGCTGTAGCGCCATCATGACACCTAGTGGCGACAGATAATCCAGCGTACCACAATGGCTCTGAACAACTGTCGGCGTTTTCAAGTATGTGTTTAATCTGTGCACAGCCTGTACCTCCTAGACTTGCTTCCGCTATTTTTTGGAAGTCATATTCAAAATTACCTCTACGCGCCTCATAGATTGCCTTGGTATCTTCGTCAAGACCCTTCTCTACTTTGCGCAAATCAAACGCTTCAGCTACCTGTCCCAATGCGCCCGATAGACGATCAAAGGGGTAAGTGAAAACTTCACTCAGCATCACTGATGGCGATGGCGGGTCATAACGGTAATTGCTTGTGCCCGGTATGCGCATCAAACGCGCCGAGTCTGCTGGCACGTTCTCGTCAATAATCAGCTTGTGATCTAGGCATAACTGCTTAAACTTCTTGGCGTACTCCGTCCAAATTTCAGCAGGCATTTCCTCATCAAGAATCCAGTAGGCATGGATGCCGCCACCGGAGTCAATCAAGACTGGCTCGGGCCAATCTATCTCAGTGCAAAACCGTTTGAGTTCCTCTAGTGCTTGCTCTTTGCTGTCGTACCTAGCTTCCCCATGCATGACATCAATGTCAAGGAAAAACGATTTAACAAATGTGCAAGTGTCTTGTGTACGCCGCATCCCTTCGTACGTACCCGGTGTGAAATACACATTCGTCTTATCGTCGATGAATTTCTGCGCTATCTTTAACGCCTCATCAACGCTGGTAGCAAACCTTGGCTTTATGCCGCTTGTCGTAATGGCTGCTACACACATGTACCCCTGCGCAGGGAATATTTTCTCAAAAAATTGTTTGTTCATTTTCGCAGAGACAAAAAAGCGGAGACACCTCCGCTATGGAAATAGACCGACGTATCAGTCCTGCGCTTGTTTTGCGTTTACTTTCTCAATAGGACTGTCTACCATGTCCTGCAAGTAAGTCATTGCATCACTGAGGGTCTTGGCTGGCAAGATTCCTCGTTTGATATCCTCCTCGACTAATTGGATAAATACTTCTATCTTGGCGCGTTTCTTAGGCCGAATAGCCCCACCTCTGAACCAAGTGTGCACAGTCATTCTCGTAGTTCCAAAGACTTGTGCGACATACGCAGCAGGTAAGTTAGCTTCGATGCAGACCTTGGCAAGGTCTATACCCAAGCGGTATACCTCCATGTTTGACACAGATTCAATTAGGTCAGGGCTATACCGGCGGGACATTATTTCTTAGTCCACTTCTTGACGATATCGCTAACGTTATCCACAGTCTCAGCTTGTACCTTGCGGGCCATATCACGCTTGACAGGCGCTACCTCGGGCTGCGCAGTCTCAGCTTCATCAAGCGTATCAGTCTTGTAGACAGTCAACTTGATTGCCGACTCAGCCGCAGGCGATTTGCTCTGACGCAAAATGATGTCTTTACTATCGCTAGGCACTGCGCTCACAGGGGAGAACAATAAGCGAGGCACGGAGGAGTTGATATCGAACTCCATCTTGGTCACAACGCGCCCTGCGGACACATTGTTATTAGCCAGCATCTGCACGTAAGGGCGGAAGGGCCAGCGACCGCTTTCCTCTTTACCAAACGTACTTGTAGAAGGCAGGACCAACTGATAAACATCACCAGCAGGGTCATTGGGCAGCACAACCGCAGTGCGCCAAGACAAGCGGCAAGCGGAGCCTGTACCACCTTGACCGGAACCCTTGACCGAATTGCGGCACTCAGCACACGACGATGCTTGTGGCGCAGTCACCTCGGGGTCAGGCGTCTTGCTATCGTTAGACCAACACGCGGGGGACAATTTAACCCCTTTTTTATATTGTTGGTCATAGTAAGTACGCGATGCGTCATGCGCCATCTTCACAAAGATAACGTTCATTGACAAGTCAGCGTTAACGCTGACTTCCTTACCGCCAACAAACTTGCGGAACACGCGACCATCAATAGAGATGCGCTTGTTACCTTTCGTTGCCCCGCCAGCTACGGCAAGGGTATCTTCATCGAGACCAAGTTCAACCAATTCAGATGAACCCATGAGTGTTGCGAGTTGATTACTCATTTTAAATTTTCCTTAGACTAAAGTTTCACTGTTTGAAGAGGCCTTACGTACAACAATATCGTACTCACGTAAGGTATTTACACCGGGCGGTAATCCATCACCAACCCGCTCGGACATAAATTCTTTGAAGTTGCGCTGATGGATGCGGCGCTCCAGTAAGTCAATCGAGCCTTCTGTCTCAACAAACTTTTTGAAGTTGTCCCAATCAGTGCAAAAGAAACGGTCTTTGACACTGCGCGTAACAGTACCATGCCGTGTTTTGAATCCATTCATGTTGGACTCGTTACATATAGCCAGCATTGCGGCTTCAATCTTATCCATGTCTGCTTTTATTTCTTTGTCTTGTGCGTCGTATTGAGCTTTAAGCATCTCACGCTCGTTACGCAAAGTCAAATAGGTTCCAACTAACACTTCCGTGTCACTCATTGATTTCTCCTTCTATTTCATCACGATACAGGTCTACCAATTTTTCGTGCAAGTCAACCTTGTTCTGCAACAAGGCGTACATGCGACGCTCCACCTCAGACCCTTGGAGGTGTATTACTGTCATCTTATTCTTCTGCCCCACACGGTCGATACGCGCAATGCATTGGAGATAAGTTTCTACTGACATGACTGGAGACCAAAATATCACGGTGTCTGCGGCAGTCAGCGTTACGCCATGCGATGCGGCTTGCGGCTGAATAAGTAAGACTCGTGGGTTTGTAGTGGTCTGAAAACTGTTGAATATTTGCGACCGGTTAGTAGCGGTTACATCACCGGAAATAATTGCATTGCTTATGCCATTTGTATCTAGATAGGTCTTAAGTAAGTTCAACGTATGTTTGTACGGCACAAAGATCAATACCTTCTGCGGCGCTTCGTCCATGACCTCTTGCAATACCTTGAGGCGCGGCGATACATCAAACTCAATCACGTTGCCATCATCTGTATATACAGCCCCGCCTGACAATTGAAGCAAGCGCGTTAAGGATGCAGCGGCGTTCACTGTGCTGATGGTCTCCCCCGCTGCTTTAATCTGCATATCTTTGAGCAAGTCTTTGTAGAATTTGGTAGCCTGCGCTGACAACGGTACTACGCGCGTCTGATACATAACGTCAGGCAAGTCTAAGCACATGGCTTTTTCGTAACGTATTGCCGGTTGTAGGGCAGCAAATACTTTGTCCTTGGCTGATGGCTTAGGTAGCCAACGAAAGCGTGACACTTGGTGCATCACCATGTCTTTCCATGCGGTCTTGTATTTGGGTACGCCGTTGGGGTTAATCAGTTTGGCTAGGCCAAACGCATCCTCGGGGGACTGCGCAGCGGGTGTACCTGTCATCATCCACAGTGATGTATCGGCACGTATCAGCCTAGAGAGGGTACGCCAGCGCACAGTGCTCACGTTCTTGTATGCGTTGGCTTCGTCGATGATGATGAGGTCAAAGTTGGCTTTGAGTATGGCCTTCTCCACCACATTCACACCGTCATAGTTGATGATGACAAAGTCATACTTACCATTGATGACCTTCTCACGTTTACTCTGCACTCCATACGCGATGGCGCACGTACGGTGCATGGCTGTTTTAAACAAGTCAGCTTGCCATGCGCTCTGCATAATCGAGAGGGGGCAGATAACTAAGACACGCTTGACCAAGCCTTGCCGCATCAGGTAGTCAGCAGCCCATATTGCTGCGGATGTTTTACCTGTACCGGCCTCATTGAAACAGAAGGCGCGTTTGTGCAGGGTCAGAAAGCGCGCGGTATCCACCTGATGATCGAATGGCTGGAACATGCCGGGCCAGTCGTAGTCTATTTCTATGGGGGATGGCAGTCTCATCTCATGCGGGGCGATACGCGCCAGCCGCTGCATCTCGTCAATGCCAAAATGTATAAGCACCTCAGACACAGCCCCATTGCTTATGATGGCGCTCTTATCTATGTAGGTGTGGATAGTCCGCGCTATATCAGCGGGACAACTTAACTTCAATGCGGTATCGTCAACTAATTCCATACTAACTTTCAACTAAGGTTGCAGGGATTCCACCTGCCCCACTTCACGTTAACGTCTGCGTGTCCTAGACGATCAATCCCGTGGCTCAGAAAGGAGACGCACCACTGATTGACTGGCGCGGTTAATGGGGTCAAATCAAGCTAAACCCCCATGTGCCCACTCACGTCTTACGGCTTCTACATACTATAAGGGCGGTTACCCTATTTGTCAAGTATTTTTTGAACTGGAATCGTAGGTGTTTCTACTTACGTCGTTCGCGCTTGCTGACCTCGGATACCAAAGCACCCGATGAGTTGCGCTTGAATGAACGATTGCCTGTTGCAGACTGGATGAAATAGCCATCTTTGTTGGAGCCACCCTTGGATAGCGCCTTGCGATGGGCTATGTCTTTGCCTTCACGTGCATCAGCCTCGCCGTTGTGGTTACCGTCCTGACCTTTTTTATCCACCGCACGCCGTGCGCGTTGGCGCTCCATGCGGTTATCGTGTTCACCGCGTGCCAACTGTTGTTGGTACTCTTTTTTATACGGTCGCGGTTTGTTTACGTAGGGCATCTTCTTGCTCCTTCATATGGCGTATTGCATTTATAGTCATCTTAACTTCAGATGCGGCAATAAGTAGTTCGTCAAGAGCTTCATCATACCGTTTATCGAGCATGAGTAGGTGCGTTTCTTTCAAAGATTTCTCTGCCGCCATCATTGGATAGGCGTAGTCTATTACTGCTTTCATATGCATTGTTATCCTCTATTATATTCACAGGTACGTACGGGACACCACTTACATAGTGGCGTAGGGTTTGTCTGCCATGAGTCGGAGACATGGGAATGCTGCAAGCGTTTTAAGTCAGGCATGAAGTCTTTCCAGTAGTCTTCAAGCGATTCACGTTGATATTCTGATGTAATAAAGTGTTCGTCCATTACAAATAGTAAGCCAGCATTAATAGTCTGCACTTGCGAAAAATTCGCAAAGGTCAAAAGCGCCATAAGTTGCAGTTGTTTTAGGTCGGGATACTTGCTGCTGCCAGTCTTGTAGTCCACGATGAATGCTTTCTCGCCGTTGACCACTAGCAAGTCAGCTATGCCACGCACCCAGTAATCCTTTGCGCCAAACGTGCAAGGGTCTTTAAAGAACGTGACTGCCATACGATGCTCAGGGAACTTGATTCCGTCCATGTCTTTCAATGGGTCAAGCTGTTTCTGAAACCGCTCGTAGTTTTTGGCTAGGGGTTTAGCTTCTTTGACGTAGTCCTCAAGCGCAGAGTGAACCTCTGTGCCGTAGCGCATGGCTTCGGTTGGGAACTTGGTGAACCTCTTCAGTACCTTTACTTCCTGATACTGTTTGGGACAGTTGACGTAGTCTTTGAGGCCTGAGTAAGACCATTTGATTTCTTGGAGTTGCATGACTGTATTGAACTAAGAGTTTTGGGGTTTCAATATTATCAGCAATCGCCGTAGGTTGCACCATATTTTGCTTCGCAAGCTACAGGTAAACCGTCAGCCCATGCGGGCGGCTTAGACATGAGACCAGTTATTAGCTTGATCGCCTCGTCAACCTCGTCATCGGGGACGACCACAACCGCTGCGTCATGGACTGTCAAAGCGACTCTATACGTATCATTGATACTCACCATCTGCTCACCCACGATGAGCCTAGCCAACGCTTGAACCACGTTCTCCACTACGCCACCACCCCATACAGATACCGGCCCCTTACGTGAGTCATACACAATCTGTGACTTTTCGTCCACATATTCTCTGCGTAAGTTGGGGTATCGGATGCGCATACCGTTAGGCAGGATGATTCCGTCATTGTCGTAGTACACGCAGCCGTGCATACCAAACTGTAATGGCTTAGTTATCTTGCCGCCAATCATCTGCTCAAGCATCCGGTCGGCCTCACCCCACAACTCTTTAATCTTATAGTTCTTCTGCCTATATAGATTGACAATACGCTCGCACTCTTCTTCGGGTAACTTCACGCTGACCGGCTGTGCAGTCGCTAGGGTATGACGCAGCTTGGCCTTACCTGTACCGTAGCCTAACCCAAGGATACACGTCTTACCTACGAACCGCTCTGTGGGATCAGCTTTACTGATTGGCCTCTCGTATACATCTGTTGCAAAGATAGAGTACACATCTTCACCGTCGGCGAACTGCTTGACCACATCGTCCTGTCCTGCCAGCCAAGGCAGCACACGTGCTTCAATCTGTGATGAGTCTGAGTTGATTACCTTGTATCCATCAGGCGGTACGATGGACTTCTTCAATGCTTTTTTCTTGGCATCACGGCTCGGCAGATTCTGAAAGTTGATCTTGTCTGTGCCTGACCAACGGCCTGTATGCGCTCCGTAATACTTTAGTGGGATAGGCATCATGCCTTTGTTACGCTTGCCAATCCCCATGAATCGCTCTATGCGTTTTTCCTCAAGCGTTGACTTAGTCCCAAGACGGACTGCACACAAGTGCTGTATGAATGTGTCATCGTGTTCAGTCAGCGCAATGAACCCCTCATCCTTTTTAGCAAGTGCATACACTTCCTTGCCAGTGGTGGGGCTTATCTTTGTCGGCACAACTATGTTGAATGACTCAAGCACCTTGGCAAACTTAGGTCCACTAGATAAATTCTTGCGTACATCCTCCTCAGTATCGCACTTCAACTGCTCCATCAGGGACGACAGTAACTCAGACTTCTCGGTGACTAAGTCATTCAATCTCTCTACCAATGTGGGCTGGTCTACATACAGCACCGGATGGGTGAACATGCGCAACGTCATGTCTATCAGACGCAACTCTTCCAAAGGAAAGTCCTTGGACATGATCTGAAATAGCTGGTATGTAAGTCGTACGTCATTGCAGCAGTAGCTGCCATAACGATCTAAGTCCTCGGGCGTGAAGTCAAGACGCGCTTTACCCATCGCATCATTGACCTCTGTACCTTTTTCACCTATGTCGTAGCGCGTAGCAAGCTTGGCCAGAGAACCACCTACCTCGACACCATGTATAGCACGTGCCATACAAAGGGTGTCCAAGAATATCATTGGCGTGATACCAAAGTGCCAGTGCAAGATTGCTCCATCGAACAGGGTGTTATGTGCTAACACCATGCTGTTCTTCCAGTCAAACTTCCATAGCCACTTACGCAGGGATTCTCTATCACCGGAGAACCACTCGGGTTCTCCAGCATCAACTTGAACCGCTACTCCTATAACTTCAAATCTCGGGTCACGAATGTATTCCTCCGTCGTTAACTTCGAGAATCCAAAGTCCTTGGTGTAGTACGTTTCAAAGTCAATAGTGATAAGGCTCATTTATTTCCAATGGTTTCGCGGAGGCGGTTAGCATACCATCCAAGCTTACCCGCGTCTTGCATGTCGTTACCCCTGAGTCCAAGGCGACTGCCATACTTTAGGATGTTGCCCTTCAAGTACCCATTGAATTCCTCGGGCGTCAGTTTGGCTTGAATGTAGTCAATGGTTTCAATGCCGCCGCTAGTGTAGTGCGGTGGTCTATTTACCATGTCAGCTACAGGTGCCACACTAATTACCGAAACAGGAGGCATGGGTATTGCAGGTGGTGCTGGGACTGGAGCAGCCTCAAGCTTCTGCGTTACCTTGTTAAGCGCCTCGTTACCAATACGCTTCTTCAAGTGATAACGAATGTTATACAACACTTGTATATCTACCTTGAACATCTCGGACAAAGCTTTGTTGTTGGTATCAGGATTGAGCAACATGTATTCACGAATCTTAGCTGCTTTTGTTTGTGTAATGCGTTTCTGCATGATTGATTCTTTCTACTAAAAATGGATAATTGATATTTGGACTATTTGGTTTTATTCAAGTCATGTTCTTTCCTTTCTTTTATAAACTGATCGGCTATATTGAATGCTTCTTCATGTAACAAGCTGTTGTATCTATCCTTAACTAACAATGCTGTCATAGCAAACATCGCCGCTAGGTCTCGTAAGTTTTGTTCATGCTCGGTCATCGTAGGCTCCAAAAGGCATAGGGCAATTCTCGGGTGGTACAACTACACACCATACGGCGCTCCATTTACCCCGGCCTTTGCCCACCTTGGGAGTCCATCGGTCGATATAAGCATCGGGCATTTTGAGCAGGCTGCGCCCGGCGTTGGTGTAGTTCATGTTTAAGTAGTTAGATATATCCAATAGCGTCAGGCCATCGTGATACTTCTGTAATAGCATTCGTATGCGGTGTTGGGGTGGTGTATTCATTCGGTCTTTCTCCAGTTATCTGTGTTTGTTATCCTAGCCATCTTGAGAAATATACTTTTGTCATTCAATGCGTAAGCTTCCTTGGCTTTTGATATCGCTATGAAATCACGTAGCACTGCCATGTTCATATCGTGTTTGGTTGGCGTGATGGTCTTGTGATACACGCCTTCCTTGGGATAAGACAAAACAGTAGACGACGGACTCTCCTCAAGCCAACGTTCAACAAGCTTGATGTCATCTGATACAACCATTGCAGTTGGGGCCTTCTCTCGCAACTCTTTCCATTGTTCTTCCGTAAAGCTGCGGTCATTTCCACGCAAATGCACTACAGGCATATCAGGGTCAGTCGGTTCTATAGCTTCCGCTATGTCACTGTTGAGCCTCATGTGATTAGATAACTCAGGCATGTTGTACGCTCTAAAACTAACACCCGAATGCACCCATACTCTTTCATAGTGTTTACCTACAGTCGGTTCAAACTTCAGTTGTTCTTTAATGTCGTGCGCCCATTCGTTAGCTGGCAACATTAATTTGTGTTTCCAAAAGTTTGGGTATACGGTAAGTGTTTCATCAATGTCAGTAACCTGAGTTATATGGGGTAGGTCTACCAAATGAAAGTAACGATAGAAGCCATCCTTCCAAATGGTGTCAGTCCAATCCACGTAGAGTATTCGGTTGTAAAGCTTTGCCGTTGCCACGCAATACGATAAGCATTGCAGTCGGTCAGCAAAGCCCTCCCACCCTTTGCTTATCATGTAACGTGGCGGCGTGTTCATTACCAGCCCCCACGCTCAAGTCGGAACATATTGCGCCAGCGCGCTTTGAGGATTTCCCAAATACTTTGCTGCTCCAGTATTTCAATTCGCCGCACTAGTCGCTCCCGCTCCAGTAACAGTTCGCTGTTGTGCATGGACAGTAACGCCCATGCTTTCTCAATGTCTTCTTGTTTCATTTCTCTAACTCCTTTAGTTTGTCTTTGAGGGATTTGTTTTGCCGCAGCAAATCGCCAATCATGTGCAAGTGTTCGTTATGGCGGGCTTCCATTGTGTTGGCTAACTTTTCAAAATCGCGCTGCCATGACTGCATCTTATGCGTCAGGATTTGTGTGTTGTACCAAACGTAATCTTCAGTGATGCCCTCCACTTGTACGTTGTCTTTAATTTCAAATTGCTTAAATTGATCTGTGTTCATTTTGTTTCCTTTTCCTGTGCTTTGTTTACCATGCCATACGCATCCAGCATCCTAATTACAAGAATAGGTCTGCCATCGCTGTCATCGTAAATGGTTTCGTACATACACTTGGATTGCACAAACTCAACAAATTCTTTGTACGTCATGTGTTTACCTCTGGCCCATAGGGTTTGTTTAAGTTAAATGGAAATATCTGCTCTACGGTTTTGAACGTGAACGTGTAGTCTTCGGCAACAAGCTCCAAGTATTTAACGCCTGCATCCACGCCCCTACCCCAAGTCAACGCAGGCCACCAAGGGTTTGTATTCCACACACCACCCACGTTAGCTACTTTTACTTCGTCAGGTCGCATTGTTCTTACTCCTTAATGCGGCTTCTATGGCCTCGTAAAGTTGATACGACATCCCCCACGGGAAAACCCCGCACTTAATAAGTTCCATCTTTGTCAGTCCTACCCAACTGGCACATTTGCAATCGGGGTATGGGCGCACACAAACAGGGCAATATCCAGTCATGTATTTTTCTCCTTAAGTTGTTTGGTTGCCCACTCAACACCGTCACGCCATGCGCCAGCCGTTTGCATAGCATGATTACTGCGTAGCAAACCTTGGTCAATTTCATCATCCGTCAGCCCCATCCAAGGGCGCTGTGGCGGAATTGTGTAGAGCTGCTCTCCAACTTCACAGTCTTTAAAAAACATTGCTGTTTTCTTGTCAGGTTGTTGTCCAAGATACTGTGATCCATAGACAATATGGGCGTGTGAAGTATCCACACAAACAACACCAACAGGCTCCTGCGCTGGCTGTGGTGGTGGTGCGGCGTAAACAGGAAAACAATCTTTGCAAGCCTTGTCCGCTGTTGGTAAACCAAACAAACCGTGTTTGTCAGCCTTACATAGCCACGCCACAGGCTCCTGCGCTGGCTGTGCTGCCTTCTTTCCATCGTAATAGCCGCTTTGGTATGCAATAGTCAGCGCATCGTCGTGGTCTTGGTATACCTGCGTATCGTCATCGTCCAGCTTGGCTTGCGCTGCTGCTTTCTTTGATTGGTAGCCTGTCATGTGTTGCTCCTTGCTCGGATGGTGACGGCGCAGCCAGCACAAGCCTGTCCGTGCCACATATTACGAACCTGTTGCTCCAGTTTGTCGCACAACTTGGC